TAATTACTATAAATAAATAAAATAATGGGGCATATAAAAGACATGACACCAGAACAAAAATTAAAATGGATTAGTTTCCAATATAATCAAAAAAAAGAGGCTAATAAAGGTTATAATTTCGCATACTTTAATCAAGATAAATGGGATTTATTAGAGGCAAAAGGGTATAAAATGTATAAATTTAAAGATTCATTTGGTTATCAATGTGAATCTACAAAATCAGTATTAGAAGCAAAAAAAATTGTTGAAGAACTTAGGACTAACAACAACTATTCAAGAATAATATGTGGATATGATAAAGATATTCAAGGTACAAAATATTTTACTGTCATATATAAACCTAAAAAAAGTCCTTATCTTATTGACATAATAGACTTGTCTAATCAAGAAAATATTTTAAAAAATGAGTAGAGGTGGTAATCGCAAAAATGCAGGTGCAAAGAAAAAAGAAGTATCAAAGAATAAATACTTCTCATTCAGAACTACAACAGAAACAAAAGATGCAATAAAATTAAAGTATGGTAAGTCATTTGGTAAGATGTTTGAAGAATGGGTAGTGTCGCTCTTGAAATAGCGTACAACATATATTTTCATTCAAAATTATCAAGAGGCTTAACCGCCTCTTTTTTTTGTTTCATGAATTATTACTACATTTGCCTCATGAATGAGAAAGATACTCCAGGTGGGTGGGGTGGATGCTAAAAAATTGATTAATCAAGTAAAATCTAAAATATGGCAAAGGGTGGAGCCAGAATAGGCGCAGGGCGCAAATCAATAAGCGAAGAGATGAACTCTCGGGAGCTTGCAATGTCAGCCCTTGTAAAGAAATACGGAAGCAAGGAAGAGGCTCTAATTGCGTTATTGAATAGCGATAATCCTATATTAATTAAATTTGTATATGAACATGGTTTCGGTAAACCACTTGACAAAATAGAACACAGCGGCAATCTTAATATTACTGAGGTAACATTTGAATAGTGAAGGCTATTGTTAAGAATCACCCAAAGTATGAAAGGCTATTTAATCCGAGAGATGGCATAAGAACCACCTTGTTAATCGGAGGTAGGGCAGGCATGAAGACCTACCAAGCAAGTTTAGCTATCAATTATCATGTTGTGGTAAATGGATATAGGGTACAAGTATTAAGAGATGAGGCAACGAAGATTAAAAATTCTATCATGGATGAAATCTTCACAAGATTTGACAAAGCCAATAAAGATGGGGTTCTAAGTAAGGAATTTAGCAAAACAGAGAACTCAATAAAAAATATTAAAACTTCAAAAGATGTAGTATTTACACAAGGATTCCGTGCAAGTTCAAACGAAAAGACTTCACACATGAAAGGCGTATCTAACGTAAATATTGGAGTAGTTGAGGAGATGGCAGATATTAGAGATGAAGACCGCTTTAATGTTTGGAAGTCGGGTGTAAGAGGCAACCCAGCATGGATATGGATGATACTAAACACGCCAACAATGCACCATTGGGTAATTAAGCGTTATTTTAATTTAGAACCAATTACACAAGCCGATTACCCACAATTTAATCAAAATGAGATTGACGGATATTTTAAACTAAGCCCTAAAAACATTGAAGGCGTTGAATACATTATAGCTTCGTTCCGTGATAATCCATATCTATCAAAGGAACTTGTATCTGAATATGAGGCTTATGGGGATAGAGAGAGCCCATATTTTAACCCGCATTATTTTCTAACAGAAATTGAGGGCTTATGTAGCTCAGGCATCAAAGGGCAAATATTCACCGGTTGGAATCGAATAACCATAGAGGAATATAATCGAATCGAGTATAACAAGTATTACTATATCGATTGGGGAGGAACGGATCCATGCGCAATAGGTGAAGTTAAGGCGCACAATAACCAATTAATCATTAAGCCGCTACATTACGAGCCAAAGAGATTCAATGACGTGATGATATGGCTATGTGAGCAAGGATTCACTTCAAAGGAAACTATTATCGTAGATAGTGCAATCGGTGAGTATATGATTAGCAAGATGCGTAATGGATTCAATGAGTCAGACTTTGATTTATATACTTTAGAAAAGTATCCACAGCTAAGGCGCGGATTTACGGCAATGGGAGTTGTGAAGAAAGGTTTGAACGGAAAAGGTTTCATTGAAACACGAATAGAAATAATGAAAGGGTACAACGTATCAGTTGTTGAAGGTACGGAGGGCGACCACCTTTGGAATGAATACACGCAATACGTCTGGATGTTGGATAAAGATGGCAAGCCAACAGGACAGCCAATAGACAAAAACAATCACCATATAGACGGCAGTAGCTATGTGGCATACGCGTTAAAAACTTAAAATTGTTTATTCGTTTATAATTAATTTATTTAGCTTATTTTTGTAGCTAAAATATAAACTATGAGTGAAAAACGAAAAGCCAATAACCCGAACGGACAACCTAAGAAATATCTTGATGGTGCAATAATTAAGGGTATGACAATACAAGTACCGCAATATGCTGATTCAATAGCTAAGGTACAAGCGGTGGCATTGAAGGAACGCAAGAAGTATTATTTGCCAAAGAAAGGTAAGAAATGATACAGCCAAATAAAGTTAGGATAGGTAATATATTCAAAGAAGAATATACCGAAAAGTTAATTAAGGTAATTGAAATTCGGCAAAAAAGCATAACATTTAGTGAGAAATTTAGAGGGAAATGGCAAGCAAATCCCATTGAATTAACTGATGAGATTTTATTGAAGTGCGGTTTTGTTGACAATAAAATTAACTTAGGTTTAAACCAATTCCATGTTACCACATACGGACTAGCAACATATGGGAATGTTGGGTTTGTATGTATGTATTTGCACCAGCTACAAAACCTATACTTTGTGATAACAGGCAAGGAACTTGAAGTAAATTTAAACTAAGCATCATCATGACACTAAACGCAATCGACATTGTATTATCCTTAATACTTGCTTTTTTTTGGTTTTATATTGCCTACAAAAATTATAGGCTAAAAAAAAAATTTTGCCAATTGTAAAATAATGTTTATACATTTGCCTTAATTGTTAACTACAACCTTTCGCAAAGTACCGATGTAATATTGGCACGAGTTAGGTTGGCAAATCAAATAGGTTGGGCATTATCGCGAAAGTTAAACAAATGGCAACGGCAGTTAAGTCTATCGCTGTTTCATCACCTATAATAGTCAATCAACCTAATAACAATAGATTTTATAAGATATTCGGGAATGGTTACGATTACTTAGAATTTGATTCTATTGAGAATATCAATAAAGCCGTAAAGTTTTGCCCACCCGTACTATATTTGCCAATAAAAACAGCTAAAGCAATATGCAAGGGCAAAGTATCACTAGTCAACACAACAACAGGACAATTTGATAAAGCAGATTCAAATACTATATGGGCGTTACCATTTACACACGTTGAGATAACTTGGAAGATTAACCATTTAAGAAACTCCATTTATTCAACCGATATAATGGAGCAGATACAGGACATAAGATTCGATGGAAAATCAATCCCAAAGGATCAATGCTACATTATACCTGACTTAACTTATTATTCAAACTCATTAATTATACCTGAATCAAGATTGAAAGCGTTAACGGCTACTATTAACAATTTGACCGTTAATTTAAAGGCTAGGGGTAAGATGATGAATAGCCCAATGGGTATTTTGTCCATGGATGAGGAAGGGAACTTAGGAGCGGGAGCGATGAAAAAAGAGGAGCGCGCGCGATTAGAACAAGAGTTTGAGAAAGATTACGGATTTGACGAGAATCAACGTAAGATAATGGTTGCGTCAACGTCTGTTAATTGGCAGCAAATGGGATATGCCATAGCACAAATGCAGTTTGTGGAGTTGGAAAAGTCAGACATGAATATGTTTGCGGAGGTATTTGATTACAAAGCCGAACTAACGGCACAATATGGCAATTCAAATGTAAGTGAGCGTAATTCAGCAGAAACAAGTTGGTATAGTGATACGATTATCCCATATGCTGAACATATCTATCAGAATTTAACAGAATGGCTTATTGGTACCGGAACCACGAGGTATAATATAGACTTTAGCCATGTGCCAGCGTTGCAAAAGAATAAGAAGGAAGCAGCGGAGGTTTTCTCAAAATACAGCGTATCGGGTTCACTTGCTTTGCAGAATGGCTTGATAACATATGGGCAATGTGTTGAGCTATTGGGTGAAGTACCAAATCCGAAATGGGCAAATTTATACTTCTATCAATTACCGATAGAGATACAAGAGAATTTTAGAAGCAATAACACGCAACAAAACCAACAAGACACGAAACAATAATGCCATTCGGAATACAACATACTATCCTATACCCACAAGATAAGAAACACAATTATTCGTTTCCTAGTGCGGATGGTATGTTAGCTACTGAAACTTTTGTAGCTGATGAGATTGATAGAACGCTAACGAAAGCCAAAATAGAGGATTTACTTGAATATAATACGAGGTTTGTTCAATTGCCAGCGTTATTTAGAAGCACCGATAGTACGTTAAAAGACGTAACGGATTTTAATTTTGCAGTAACAAACGGCAAGAAGTATGAGATAATGTTAATAGCGGCTTATCAATCTAATTTAACTACAATGGGTTGTAAGTTGGGTGTAAGGCTATCAAGTGGAACGGGAACTATAATGGGTTCAATGTCAGGCGGTATTAATCAGACTTCGGTAACAACGGAGGCGAAAGCACCTATTTACGCTATAAATGCAACGGCAACAACAGCGGGTGCTAGTTTCATCACAACAGCGGTTGGTTTAACGGCAACGAATCACTATTTAGAAGCCTTGATGTTATTTACCTGCACAGCGGATGGGGTTTTTACATTCACGTTTGGGAATGAAACAACGGGAACGGCTAATGTTGATTTATTGGCAAATTCGTACATTAAAATAATTGAATTTTAACATGGCAAAGGAATTAACGAAAACAGAATTAGAGGAAATCAAGGCTAAGAAATTGGAAGCGGTGAAGAAAGGTAAACTGATTAAAAAGTAATAACATGACACGAAAAGAAATCATATTAAACATGAGCAGCGCACCTAGTAAAGCAGTTATAACCGAGATAGGGCTTATCATCGGAGTGATACTAATTTCTTTTGTGCTAGGTATTTTATTCGAGAAATATTTACAATCGAATCAAGATAAAAAAGAGCGCAAGATTGACAACATACCGACAACCGAAAGGATAGTAAAAGAAAGCAATAAGCCGACAAGACCACCCGAAGAACCAACAGAAACAGGTAAATAATGAGTAACACATTAAGCGATAAAATAATTACTGATGACTATTTTAAAGATGTTGAAACCTTACAATATCATTTAAAATGTGTTGATAGGTTGCAAAGCAGATTGTTTTCAGTTGATCTTGATTTAACGAAATATAAAAGTGTAGGGGGCTTACCACAATTCCCGACAGACATAATTACTAAAAACCAAGAAGGATAATGATAACTAAATTTGAAAATATAGAACTATTAGACGCTTTCATAAGCAAGGAACTTAAGCATGATAAGGCTAAGTTATACGCAATGAAAAAATCATCATTTAAGGAAGCCGATTCATTTAGTTTTGATTTATCTAAGTTAGATTCTAAAGACGAAAGCATTAAAGCCATAGTAACAACACCAATAATTGACGCTACTAAGATTCGCGTTAAGTCTATAATCAATACAACAAACTTACTTGATTCTCATGGCGATGTACATATAAAAAACATTTGGAAGAAATCTATCCAAGAAAATAAGTCAATGTATCTTCTTAATTCACACCAACAGAAATTTGAGTATGTTATTACGGATAATGTAACACCGCTAGCTCAAACAATGTCTTGGAAGTCTTTAGGGTTTGATTTTGAAGGTAATACACAAGCCTTAGTATTTGATTCTATTATCGAGAAAACAAAGTATAATGAGTTGATGTTCGATATGTATGCAAGCGGCAAAGTTAAGAATCATAGTGTAGGTATGCAATATGTGAAAATACTTTATTGCGTTAATTCTGATGACAGCTATTGGCAAGAAGAAAAGGCTAATTGGGGTAAGTATATAAATGAAGTAGCTAACAAAGATGAGGCAGAAAGTGCGGGCAACTTTTGGGCGGTATTAGAAGCCAAGATAATAGAGGGGAGCGCAGTATTAAGAGGTTCAAATTATGCGACACCTACGCAATCAGTAACAGAAGTAAAAAACGAAGCCGAGATAATCACTTCGACAATAATAGAGCCGTCGCAAGACACTCAAATAACAAACAACGCACAGAGTAAAGTGCAAAAATTATTATCAATTAACAATCAAAAAAAGTAAAAAATGAAACTAGAAAATGGCGCATTAAAGGCTGATGGTTCAGCATATAGCGCAGAAGAAATCAAAGAACAAAACGATTTTATCGATTTAGTTGCAAAAATCAATCGCGAGCAAAACGCTAACATGATAAGCAAAGAAGATGCTCAAAAAATGGTTGAAGATGCTATCGAAGCTATCGAGGCTACAAATGTAGAACTCAAAGCACAAGCCGACAAGTTGTATAAGGCACAAGTTAAGCAAGGCTTGGAGATGCAACAAAAAATGAATGTAGGCGCGGTTAAAACAATGCGTCAAAGTTTAACTGAAGCATTTGAAACGGTTAAAGACCAAATCGATGCAATTGTAAAAAGTGGGGGTAAGCAGTCAGCTCCTTTAGTTATCAAATCAGCAATTACAATGCAATCCGATAACACAATCGGAGCAGGTGCAACGCACTTCAATTTAACGCAAAGCACTGGCGTTATTAGCACTTTGCGTAAAAGAATTTTAACGTACTTAGCTAATGTTTCACCGCTTAACTTAGATCCTACACGACCATATGCAAATTGGATTGAAGAAACAGACGAGCAAGGAACACCAATATTTATAGGTGAGGGTGACACGAAAACACAAGTATCGGTTAAGTATGAGGAGAAAGAAAAGAAAGCTAAGAAAATAGCTGTACACGGCAAGGTAAGCACAGAAATGATGCGTTATTTACCTAACCTTATTGCTTACATCGAAAACAACATGATGAAACGTGTTGACATCGCAACAGAAGACCAATTGTTTAATGGTAATGACACAGGCGATAATTTAGCGGGCTTAATTCCATATGCAACCCCTTTTGATGGTGGCGTAGGTGTGAAAGCAGGCGCTGGCTTAGTTGGTTTAGTTGATAAGCCTACTTATGCTGATGTTATCCGTGCAGCGGTATTGCAAGTTCAGAATAGTTACGGACAAGCGACAGGGTTCTACGTTGACAACGACATATTGGCGTTAATGGATACGGAGAAAGATGATTTTGGTGGATATGTATTACCTCCGTTCAAATCAGTTGATGGTACAACGGTTGCGGGCGTTAAGTTAATCCCTACAACAGCTTTAGCGGGTACTTCGTTTGAGTTTGTAGGTGGTGATTTGTCAGCTATCAACGTAGGGTTTACGGATGCCATGAATATCCAAATTGGACTTGATGGTAACGACTTCACTAAGAACCTTAAAACTATCATCGTTGAACAAGAATTAGTGCAATTCGTTTCAGCAAATGATACTCAAGTTTTAGTTAAAGGAACTTTCGCGGCAGCTAAAACATTAATCGAAGCGGTAGCATTACCATAATTCAATCACATTTAAAAATTAATCAAGATGGCAAAGTCTAAAAAAAATAATGAAAGCAAGGAAGTTCAATACAATTTAAGAATTGACACGAAGCGAATAACAATAATCGGTAGCGTGAAAGGCACATTGCGAACAGGTAGAAAATATACACTACCTACTAAACTAGCTATGATTTTTATTAATAAGGGCTTTGCTACTTTGCATCAAGAAAAAACAAATTAAAAAAATAAAACAATGAAAAAAATAATGATTATCATGCTGATGTGTTCAGCAATTATATTTGGTTGTCAAGAGAAGGGCAAATGTCAAATACAGCTATATTCAGCGGGTACGGGTGGCAATATCGCAAACATTACAACACGAACAGTTGACACGATTGTAAATACTACTACAGAATATTTCATCACGAAAACCAATGAGTTAAACAAATCAACTACTTGCAACTACGTTCACTACTTCACTTGCGCAACGGTTACAGGCACACCAGCAACGGTTACGGTAGTTCAAGAAGGTTCGTTTAACGGTACTAATTGGTTCAGATTGACAGGCGCGAGCGGTACTGATGGCAATAATTGCGATACGCTAACATTCACACCGACCACAGCAACACAATACAAGATGACTTCAAATGTTGGTGGCGGCAAACACGTTTATAATACAAGTTGGTTTAACGTAGGTTCACGAGTATTATACACGCGATTGAGATTTATTCCAAGTGGTACACAAACAGCGCGAATTACAGACGTTAGAAACCTAACATTTATAAAGTAACAAATGAACTTCACTCAATCAAGCCACTTTGTAGGGTTAATTAATTTACCAAATACAGCATCCTCATATCCGTATGAGGGTGCTAACTTGGTAATTGATACAACGACCTACGAAAGCATATACCTAAGTAAGATTTTTGGCTATAAAATGGCTAAAGACTTAATAGCGGCTATGCTTGTCGTTACACCGCCGACAAGTGGAATTTGGTTTGATTTGGCAAATGGTAAAGAGTTTACGGATTCAAACGGGGATTTAAACAAGTGGCTAGGATTCAAGACTATTGGATTCAATCCGATTGCGAACTATGTTTACGACCAAATTGTGAGAAACAATGTTACCCACATGACAGGATTAGGCACTCAAAAGCCTAATATCGCAAACAATACTGCAGCTAGTCCGAGAGCTAAGTTGACAACAGCATGGAATCAGATGGTAGAGTTCAATTGGACGTTACATGAGTTTATTGAAGCTAATAAAGCATCATATCCCGACTATTTAGGCATCACGGACGCGAATCGAGATTTATACAACTATATTACATTCTAATGGCAGCAACATTCAAATATTTACCCAAGTTAGTGCCTAATATCTTTGCGGAGATAGTAGCCAAAGCATCAACGAACCTAAGTTCAGATGCTAACTTTGACATTTCGCAAATAAGCTTTAAGCATGGCAACTGGGATGATATTAAGAATGAATTAATTAAGCAAGGCAATTCATATGATGATGTGGTAAAATCTACGAAATATCCGTTAGTTTGTCTGATACACGCATTCAATGAGGGTTATGTTTCCGCGAATGGTGAGTTTACGGGCGATTTGTTGATAGTAGCACCATGTAAGCC